TCGGATTAATCACTGACACCCACTGGACGTCCAGGAAATCTTCTCGACACTTACATGATTATTTTCAGAAGTTCTATGACGACGTATTCTTTCCTACTTTAGAAGCAGAAGGAATTGATACTGTTATTCATATGGGAGATGCTTTCGATAGTCGTAAAAGTATTGATTTGTGGGGATTTGAGTGGACTAAGAAAGTAGTTTTAGATCCACTTAAAAAATATAAAGTTCATATGATTATTGGAAATCATGATACTTATTTTAAAGATAGTAATAGTGTGAACTCACCAGAACTTCTTTTGCAAAATTATTCAAATATTAAAACATATAGTTCTCCAACAAATACTAAAGTTGGTGATACTAATATGACTTTTATTCCTTGGATTTGTAGTGGAAACTATAATGAAACTATGAAGGTCATTAAGAATTCTAAATCAAAAATTGCCTTCGGTCATTTAGAGCTCAACGGATTTAGAGCTCATCGTGGCCACGTCATGGAAGACGGTATGGACAGCAAACTATTTGACAAGTTCGAAAAGGTATTCTCGGGACACTATCACACTCGATCAGACAACGGAAAAATCTTCTACTTAGGAAATCCTTATGAGATGTATTGGAATGATGTAAATGATACAAGAGGTTTTCATATCTTTGATACGGAAACCCTCACTCATACCCCAGTCAACAATCCTTATAAATTATTTTATAATATCTATTACGAAGATACCAATCATAAACTCTTCAATGCAACTGAATATGGGAACAAGATTGTAAAAGTTATTGTTCGCAAAAAATCAAAACCCAAAGATTTTGAGAAGTTTATTGATAAACTTTACACTGCTGGAGTTCATGATTTAAAAATAATTGAGAACTTTGAAATTCAAGAGTCTGAAGAATTTGATATTGATGAAGAAGAGAATACACTTTCAATTCTAAATCGTTATATTGATGAATCAGAATTCAATCTTGATAAAAACATTATCAAAGGTATCTTCCAAGATTTGTATAGTCAGGCTTGCGAAGTGGAGTAAATGTATCTTCTAACTCTCAAAGATGGTAAAGATGACGGTGCTTATGCCGTTCAGGATAGGCACGGACATAAAGTGTTATTTTTGTTTGAAGAAGAAGATGATGCGGAAAGATATGCTATGATGCTATATGACGAAGAAGATGCTGATATGGATATTGTAGAAGTTGATGATGACCTTGCTATAAAAACTTGTAAGCATTATTCATACAAGTATACTATAATCACTCCTAATGACATTGTGATCCCTCCTAAGAATGATAACCTTTCAAAAGATTAGATATAAGAACTTTTTAAGTTCCGGCAATCAATTTACAGAGATTGACTTTCAACAAAATCATACTAATTTGATTATTGGGACCAACGGAGCGGGAAAGAGTACTATGCTAGACGCAATCTGCTTCTCCCTGTTTAACAAGTCGTTTAGGAAAATTACAAAACCACAACTTGTTAATGCCACAAATGAGAGGGATTGTTTAGTAGAGATTGAGTTTTGTGTAAACAATAGAGATTATCTTGTCCGTAGAGGTATTAAACCAAATATATTTGATATTGAGGTGAATGGTAATCCACTTCATAAGGAAGCAGATGATCGTGCCAATCAACGCATTCTTGAGGAAAGTATTCTTAAGGTGAATTACCGTAGTTTTGTTCAAATTGTTATACTTGGTAGCAGCACCTTTGTGCCTTTTATGCAACTCACAACTTCTAATCGTCGTGAGGTGATTGAGGATTTGTTGGACATTCGTATCTTCTCTGCGATGAATAGTCTGATTAAAGATAATATTCGAACAAAGAAAGAGCAAATCAAATCTTTAGATATCAAAAAAGATAATCTCAAAGATAAGATGAAGATGCAGCAAGAGTTTATTGAAGAACTCGAAAGTCGTGGTCATGCGAATATTGATGCTAATGAGGTAAAAATTGATAAACTTTTAGATGAAGAAAACTCATACATGTTGAGTAATGAAGATTTGAATTATAGAATGGAAACTCTTCAAGAACAGATGAATGATGTTACTGGTGCTCGTGATAAGTTATCAAAACTAAACAATCTTAAAGGTAAAATCTCCCAAAAGGTTGCGACCATTACCAAAGAGCATAAGTTCTTCACAGAAAATACGGTCTGCCCTACCTGTACACAAGACATAGAAGAAGAGTTTCGTGTAAATAGAATTAGTGACGTTCAAAATAAAGCACAGGAACTCAAGAAAGGTTATGAAGATCTTGAAGAAACAATCAAGTTCGAACAGGAACGAGAACGTCAATTCAATTCCCTATCTAAGGAGATTACAAAACTAACGCATGGCATTTCTCAAAACAATACTCGGATTTCCCTCAACCAGAGACAAATCAGAGATCTTGAACATGAAATTCAAACTATTACCAGTAACCTACAAAACAGAAATACTGAGAATGAGAAATTAGAGCAGTTTAAAGACAATCTCCAAAAGACAATTGAATATCTTTCAGACAAAAAACAAGAAATCGTTCATTACGATTTTGCCTATTCCTTACTCAAGGATGATGGCGTAAAAACAAAAATCATCAAGAAGTATCTTCCATTCATCAATCAGCAGGTTAATCGTTATCTTCAAATGATGGACTTCTACATCAATTTTAAACTTGATGAGGAGTTCGGTGAAACCATTGAGTCACCTATTCACGAAAACTTTTCTTATAGTTCTTTTAGTGAAGGTGAAAAAATGCGTGTAGATTTGGCTCTACTCTTCACTTGGAGAGAAGTTGCGAGACTCAAAAATTCCGTAAACACTAACCTGTTGATTATGGATGAAGTATTTGACTCTTCACTCGATGGATTTGGAACCGAAGAGTTCCTAAAAATTATTCGTTATGTGATAAAGGATGCTAATATATTCGTCATCTCTCATAAGTCAGACTTACATGACAAGTTCCAAAGTGTCATCCGATTCGAGAAAGTCAAAGGTTTTTCACGTATGATGTCCTGATACATCAAAGAACAATGCAAGTCCCAAATAGATACCATCACTCCAAGAAGGAGCAGAAACGAAAACTGAAACCTCAGGCAATGCGTTCCCGAAAGGAAGCACTGAGACACTTCAAGAACTGCCACATGACCTCCCCCAAAAAGGGAGGTTCTTTTGTATAATGACTTCAGTTACAAAAACAGATGAAACCATTTATTGTTATTGCCGGGGGAGTAGTTGGACTTGGTGCCTTAACCTGGGGTCTTGCTTATCATGGTGTTATTTTCACATCAGTCTTTGCTCCACAATATGAGAATGTTCGTAGAAAAACTTTCGAGCAATCAAAATCTTTTCGTACTGGTGCTATTCAAGAACTGCAGAATATGCAGTTTGAGTATATTAAAGCATCTCCCGAACATAAAGTAGCACTCGCATCTATTATTCGTCATCGTGCTGCTGAAGTTCCTGCTGATGCGATGCCCATTGAACTTCAATCTTTTATCTCCAATCTACCTAACTGATCATGAAAACTATTCTTTCTATTGCCGCAATTGCACTTTTGGGAGCAACTGTCACTGGTTGCGTTGAAGAAACTTCTGACAGTAAACAACAAGGTGCTCAAGAACTAATTCTTAAGGAAGCAACTTCACAAACAGGTATGCCTGCAATCAAAAACTTCCGTGAACGTAAGTTGATGAAGCAAATTATTGAGATGAGAGATCAAGAGGGTTTGGTTACATATACTTATACTTTTCCTGAAGTAACTGGTGTTCCTGTGTTTCTTTGTAATTCTGTTGGATATGGTCTTCCCGCAGCAACACAATATACCAATCCCCAAAAATTTGTATGGAAAGGTGGTGATCGTCATCTGATGCCTCAGGCAGATCCTAATGGTCTTTTCTCTCCAGAGAGTGCAGAAGGAACTTGGGTATTGTGTTCTGATCCTTCTGGTAATGGTGAGACTAGACCAGTTTATGTTGAACCTCGTATCATTGTTTCTCCTTTCAAATTTTAAACCACTTCCTAAACTGTCCACCACCTCTTCACAGGGGTGGTTTTTTTATTGTATACTACGTTCATACGAATCAAATCAATGACCGTCAGGCACGAAATTAAATCTCAACTTGCTAAACTTCTTGCACAAGAAGACCTTGTGGTTGAGAACAAGAATGTTGAGACTGCATGTTTCAATGTTCATACTCGTGTTCTGACACTGCCGAACTGGGATAAGGCAGGTAATGAGATATATGACATGTTGGTGGCACATGAAGTGGGACATGCACTTTATACACCAGATCGTGATTGGATAAAAGAATATAAGATTCCTCCACAGTTTGTGAATGTGGTGGAAGATGTTCGCATTGAGAAAATGATGAAGCGTCGTTATGCTGGCATCTCTAAGACCTTCTATAAAGGATATAATGTTCTTGCCGATGAGGACTTCTTTGGTGTTGAGTGTGAAGATGTAAGTAAGATGAATCTTGCCGACCGTGTAAATCTTCACTTTAAGATTGGTAACTTTGTTGATATTCCTTTTGGTGAATATGTAGAGATGCCTATCGTTCGCATGATTGAGGGTTGTGAAGACTTTGATGATGTTCTGATTGCTGCACAGGCACTCTATAAGTATTGTCAGGATCAGATGAATACAGAAACCAAGACTGATATGGATTCATTGGAATCACAAAGTTCTGGTTCATCTGAAGAGCAGTCTGATGATTCTATGGAGCAACAGCAACCTGGAGAATCTGAAGATAGTGCTGATACCGAGCATGTTACCGAGCAAGACACCGAGCATGTTCGTCAGGGTGGAGAAACCAATCCCGAACCTAAAGTTGATACTATGGATTCATTGGATGATGCAATTAAAAAACTTGCATCAATGGATGGAATCGAGAATGTTTATGTAGAACTTCCTAAAGTCAATCTTGATGATATTGTTGTTCCGAATAAAGAGATTCATGAGAGATGTAATGAACTCTGGGACAATCCACATGATCCTTATCTGTTTGATTATGTAGATAGTGAGTTTCTGAAATTTAGAAAATCAGCACAGAAAGAGGTAAATTATCTTGTCAAAGAATTTGAGTGTAGAAAATCTGCTAATAGTTATGCTCGTGCTACTACTAGTCGCACTGGAGTTTTGGACTGCTCTAAACTCCACACTTACAAATATAACGAAGACTTGTTCAAGAAAGTAACCACACTTGCCGATGGTAAAGACCATGGGTTGATTTTCATTCTCGATTGGTCTGGTTCGATGACCCATGTAATGATGGACACTATGAAGCAGTTATTTAATCTTGTATGGTTCTGTAAGAAAGTTGCTATTCCGTTTGAAGTATATGCATTCACAAATGAATATCCATTAATGAGTGCTGATGGAGAACAACTTTTCCGCAAACGTCCGTATGAGAAAAAAGATGGTTTGATGCAGATTAATGAATATTTTTCTTTGATGAATATTTTATCTCATAAAGTAAATTCCAAAACTTTAGAAAAACAACTGAAGAATATGTTCCGTCTCGCACAATATATTACTGTTGGTGCAAGATATCCTATCCCTCATGGAATGGGACTGTCCGGAACTCCTTTGAATGAAACGATGATTGCACTTCATCAAATCATTCCACAGTTTAAGAAAAATACTAAAGTTCAAAAAGTTCAGTGTGTCGTATTGACTGATGGTGAGGGTTATGGACTTACTTATCATCGTGAGATTCAACGTTCATGGGAGTTTGAACCTTTTATTGGACTTGGTAGAATTGGTGATAATTGTTATCTTCGTGATCGTAAAACGGGAAACACTTATTCTTTGGATTCTATGTGGGATGACTACACTGACATTTTGATTCAAAATTTGAGAGACAATTTTACTGACACTAATTTTATTGGTATTCGTGTTCTTGAGTCTCGTGATTCTAATCGTTTTATTAGTCGTTACACTTGGGGTGAATATAAATTAAAAGAGCAAATACAGAACCAGTGGAAAAAAGAGAGATCATTTGCTATCAAAAATTCTGGTTACCATTCTTATATTGCACTTTCGGCAACAACTCTTGCAGGTGAATCTGAATTTGATGTATCGGAAGATGCTTCTAAAACTCAAATCAAAAAATCTTTTATGAAGAGTTTGAAGAATAAAAAAATGAATAAGAAAATTCTAAATGAGTTTGTTGGACTTGTTGCCTGATAAATATTTCTATAGTAATAGGTATTAAGAATGTCTAAATTTGGAGATTTATTAGGAGGAAAAACTCCGGCACCAGCTCCAGCAGCACCTGCACAACCTACTCCAGTTATAGTTCCTTCAGAACCAGCAGAAGCAGTTGCTCCTGAACCTACTCAAGAAATTTTTGGGAGTGATATTTCTATCGATGAAATGAGTAAGGATGAACTTGAAGAGTATGGTAGAACTGTTGGTATTGAGTTGGATAGAAGGCACTCTCGTAGAAAATTGATCCGAGAGTTGAAAGAGCATCTGACCAATTCTTAAACTGTCCACTGGGGGTCGTCAAGACCCCTTTTTTCTTGTATAATAACTTCAGTTGAAACAAACAAAGCAAGAGCATGTCACTTTCCGTTGATTACATTATTACTTCTCTACAGGAACTTTATGGAGAGTCTGTAACTGGTTCTGATATTCGTGGATGGTGTGCGATGAATGGATCCAACTATCAGACAGTTACAAATAAAATTGCTGATTATAAAGTTGGACGTGGTAAGTGGAACCTGACTATTCAGGAAAAACTTGAGCAAACTTATCAGGCACCTCCTGCCATGCCTACTATTGAACAAAATTTGATTCCTGATAAAGATGATACTTTCGTCAAGTTTGGTAACTTTGGTGATCTTAAAAAAATTATTCAGTCCCGTCTTTTTTACCCAACGTTTATTACGGGTCTTTCGGGTAATGGTAAAACGTTATCTGTGGAGCAAGCGTGTGCTCAACTTGGACGTGAACTGATTCGTGTAAACATTACTATTGAGACTGATGAAGACGATCTTATTGGTGGTTTCCGTCTTGTCGATGGGGCAACTGTTTGGCATAACGGACCTGTCACTGAAGCACTCCAGAGAGGAGCAATCCTGCTACTCGATGAAGTTGACCTTGCTTCTAACAAAATCCTCTGTCTCCAGTCCATCCTTGAAGGTAAGGGTGTGTTCCTGAAAAAAATTGGCAAGTATGTAAAACCAACAAAAGGTTTCAATGTATTTGCTACTGCGAACACAAAAGGTAAAGGTTCTGATGATGGTCGTTTTATCGGAACTAATGTTCTGAACGAAGCATTCTTGGAACGTTTCCCTGTAACCTTTGAGCAGGCATATCCAACTCCTGCGACTGAACAGAAAATCCTTGAGGGTAATGCTTTGGATCTTGGAGTCGAAGATCGTGACTTCTGCAAGCGTTTGGTTGATTGGTCAGACGTGATCAGAAAAACGTTTTATGATGGAGGTATTGATGAAATCATCAGCACCCGTCGTTTGGTTCACATCATTCGTGCTTATGGTATCTTTAATGATAAAGCGAAAGCACTTCAAGTTTGTATCAATCGTTTTGATGATGAAACCAAGCAAGCATTTATGGAACTTTATGACAAAATTGATGTTAATTTTGTAATGCCTACCGAAGAGCAACAAAAACAATCTCTTGACTCTCACAACTTTTCCTGATATAATAAGTTATGACTAACTCTTGGTCTATGCTTTATGATGAAATTTTAAAAATGGATAAAAAAAATAATCTTGATGAAATCAAACTTAAAGATATTACGCCAAATGGTAATTGGGCGACGGATGGAACTTGGATAGCAGGAACAGATGATCATGATTTTTTTATTAATCCTGATCCTGATTCTATCTATCCATCTTCAACTCCTTGGAAATATAATGAGGAGGAGATTGTAAAAGAACTTCTTGAATACATTAGGGGAACATACAAACAACACTATGCTGATAACGATCAAAATCTCCAAACTTTAGATTTTATTGAAGCAGCACATAATGATGGTGAATCATATTCTAGAGATAATATTATGAAATATGCATCTCGATATGACAAGAAAGGTGCAGCACGTCTTGATATAATGAAGATTCTTCACTATGCTGTTCTTCTGATGTATTTCAATGACAAGAATGCAGAACGTGAAACCTATCCTCAATAATAATGAAACTCAAAGATCAAACAATGAAACTGTCTGACAATGCACTTGCTATCCTTAAGAACTTTGCGGGTATCAACAATTCTATTCTTGTAAAGCAAGGCAACAAACTTCGCACTATCTCTGTGGCAAAAAACATTCTTGCCGAAGCAGAAATCAAAGAAGATTTTCCACGGGACTTTGCAATTTATGATCTCAACCAGTTCTTGAACGGTTTGAGTCTTCACCAGGATCCTGATCTTGACTTCAATCAAGACAGTTACTTAAGTATTAAAGAAGGTAAGCGTCGTGTGAAGTATTTCTTTGCCGACCCGAATGTAATTATTGCTCCTCCAGAGAAAGAGATTACATTGCCATCCCAAGATGTATGCTTCCAGTTGGATAGTGTAACACTTGAAAAATTGAAGAAAGCAGCAGCAGTATATCAACTTCCTGATATGTCTGCGATTGGTGAGAATGGTGTCATCAAACTGGTGGTTCGTGATAAGAAGAACGATACTTCCAATGAGTATGCCATTGTTGTTGGTGAGACCAGTGATGATTTTGAGTTTAACTTTAAGGTAGAAAACATCAAGATTATTCCTGGTGCCTATGAGGTGGTAGTGTCCTCTAAACTTTTATCACAATTCACAAACACACAACACAATCTCAAGTATTATATTGCTCTGGAACCTGATTCGACATTCGGATGAGACACATTCTCTTCACCCTTAAGGGGTGTCCATATGGATTACTAGATGATGAAGCACATATTCGCAATGTGCTTTCAAATGCCGCAACACTATCTGAAAGCACCTTATTAGATATTTCATCTCATAAGTTTGAACCTCATGGTGTAACTGCCGTAGCACTTCTTGCCGAGTCTCACATTAGTATCCATACATGGCCGGAGAATGGTATGGCAGTATGTGATGTGTTTACATGTGGGGACCACACAAATCCACGATCCGGTGCGACTTATATGTATGAGGCAATGGGTGCAACAGACATTGTATCCGAAATCTTTACTCGACCTTTAAAATGATTAAAGTTGATGTCCCTATGAGAATAACCGGCAGTATCCTAGTTATTACTGCATACTTTGTTGTTCTCCATATCAATATAACTCTTGGGGTTATGCTGCACTTTGTTGCTGATATGATTTCAGTTCCTTACTTTATAAGGACAAAATCTTGGGATGTCGTTATAATGCTTATGTTCCTACTGGCAATCAGTTTTAGCAAACTTTTAACATGAACATCTGTAAGTATTCTTTTTTATAAATAGTTATGTAGTTTGAGATTAGACAAATGTATTGTTTGGAATGTAATTCTACTCTTGGTAAAAGACAAAAAAAGTTTTGCTCTTGTAGATGTATGAATGTATATAATGCAAGAGAATTTGGTATGAAACACCGAGAGGAGAATCCAAACAGATATAAAGTTTGCAAAGAATGTAACCAATCTCTAAATCTTAATAAATTTAGTCTAATAGAAAAATGGAATGTTAATTCTGATACCAGAGACATCTGTAAAAAATGCTCCAAAATCTTAAAACAAAAAAATATAAGAAATAGAGATTGGAAATTTGATACAAAAAACATTCTTTACAGTAATGCAAAACAGAGAGCAAAAAAATCAAACATAGAATTTACTCTTACTAAAGAGGATATTGATATTCCAGATACTTGTCCAGTATTTGGATTCCCCCTAAAAAGGGAGAATAAAGAAACATGGATGTGCGCCCCCAGTATTGATAGAATTGATAATACAAGAGGGTATGTTAAGGACAATATCATTATCGTCAGTAGAAGAGCAAACATCTTAAAGAAGGATGCTACAATTGATGAGTTGAGAAAACTTTCAGATTATTACAACACTTTGGGAAATTAACTTTGAACATTTTCGTCACAAATGAATGTCCAGTCAAGTCGGCACAAGTGCTTCCAGATAAACATATTGTGAAAATGCCTCTGGAGACCTGTCAACTCCTCTCTATCGTTGCCTCTGACAAATGGGGGCACGGGTATGGAACTCTTCCAAAGATCGATGGAACCCCATATGCGACCGATAAGGGTGCCTTTCGCAATCACCCCTGCACGGTATGGGCAAACGAAACTGTCGCAAATGCCCGATGGTTGATTCGGCACGGTCTTGCATTATGTGAAGAGTACTCTAATCGATATGGAAAAATTCATTCATGTCTTAATACTCTTGCACATGCAAATAAAATCTTCCCATTAGATGCTATTCATCGTTCAAAACTTACTCCTTTTGTTCGTGCAATGCCCGAAGAGTTTAAGTTTGATATGAATATAAGTACTATCGAAGCGTATAAGATGTACATTGCTTCTAAACCATGGGTGTGCAATAATTACTTGAGACTGCCAAATCGTAAACCTGAATGGGTATGAATGGAAGAACAATATGGTTGGGACACCAAAGATGAGTTTCCTGATGAAAGTACCGAGTTTCCTTCTTCACGAAGAGTTAAGACCCTTTACCTTTACGAACTAGAAGGTGGTGGATGTATCATGCACGATGGATATATCCAAATAGGTATTATGAAACATAGTGTTGAGAAACACATGGAACTAAATCCTACCGTTAATTGGATTGTGACCTATTGGTGTCCTGATATATTTGCTAACAGGTACAAAAGAGTTTCATTTCAGAAAACTGAAAAGAAAAATGAGGGAAGTCCAAAGACGGACAATCAAGGACAGGGTATGGATTTGGACATAAAACCGAAAGGTTGTGGTATACTAAAGGACAAGTAGATTTGATTATGAACACAGACAGAACTGATTTTTTGTGGTGTGAACGTTACAGACCACAAACTATTGAAGAATGTATTCTTCCTGAGAGTACAAAGAAGACTTTTCAATCTTTTCTAGATAAGGGGGAGATTCCTAATATGCTACTTGCCGGTCCTCCAGGCATTGGTAAAACAACAGTAGCAAAGGCACTATGTAGAGAACTTGGAGTAGATGTATATGTCATCAATGGATCCGATGAGGGACGATTCCTTGATACCGTCAGAAATAATGCGAAAAACTTTGCTTCGACCGTATCACTTACGTCAGATTCCAAACACAAAGTCATTATCATTGACGAAGCTGACAACACATCCAACGATGTACAACTCCTCCTACGGGCGTTTATTGAGGAGTTCGCTGGCAATTGCAGATTCATCTTTACCTGCAACTACAAAAACAAAATCCTTGAACCTCTCCATTCCCGTTGTGCCGTCGTTGAATTTGGAATCAAAGGAAAAGAAAGACAGGGTATTGCAGCACAGTTCTTCAAACGCATTCGACAAATCTTGGATGCAGAAGGTGTTGAATATGATAACAAGGTCCTGGTAGAATTAATCAATAAGCACTTTCCTGATTGGAGGAGAGTTCTTAATGAATGCCAAAGATATTCCGTAAGTGGAAAAATCGATTCTGGTATTCTTGCCACTTTTTCGGATGTAGCAGTCAATGAACTGGTTAAAAACCTTAAAGAGAAGAATTTTCCCGAAGTACGTAAATGGGTTGTCAATAACCTGGACAATGATACTACTGTCCTGTTGCGTCGTATTTACGATGCTTGTTATGATTCCTTGGTTCCGAATAGTATTCCTGCTGCTGTGCTTGTCCTTGCTAAGTATCAGTATCAAATGGCATTTGTGGCGGACCAGGAAATAAACTTACTTGCCTGTTTGACTGAAATAATGGTAGAATGTCAGTTTAGTTGAGGTAAATTGAAATGATTGATGTAAAACTGCTACGAATTGTGACTGGTGAAGAAGTTATCGCAGAACTAATAGGAGAGAATGCTGCTTCTATTACAGTCCAAAATGGTCTTGTAGTTCTTCCAACTAATAATGGCGTTGGATTTGCTCCATGGGCAACTGTGATTAGTAAAGATGAACCAGAGATTACGATCTCTAAAACTCATGTTGTATATGTTGCAGAAGTCCAAGAGGATGTCTGTAAGAAGTATAATGAAATGTTTGGTAGTAAGTTGATTACTCCAAACTCTAAAAAACTGGTTCTGTGACTTAAATGAGAATTGGAGTCATGTGTTCTGGAAACGGAACTAACTTTGTGAACATCGTTGAGAATTGTCCAGACCATGAAGTTGTAGTTATGATCTACAATATCAAAGGTTGTGGTGCTCAAGAAAGGGCAGACCGATTGGGTATTCCCAACTGTCGTATTAAGAGTAGTGATGAACAAAAAATCATCGATAAACTCAATAGACATAAAGTTGATTTAGTAGTTCTTGCTGGTTGGATGAAGATTGTTACACCGGGATTGATTAATGCTTTTCCGAATAAGATAATTAATATTCATCCATCATTACTTCCAAAGTATAGGGGTCTTAATGCCGTTAAGCAGGCATTAGATAGTGGAGATAAAATCACTGGTTGTACAGTTCATTATGTGACTGAAGAGTTAGATTCTGGGGGATGTATTGATTCTTCTTCTGTTCCTATTTGTGCTGGAGATACAGAAGAGACTTTACATCACAGAGTTCAGAGAGCAGAACATCGTTTACTTCCTATGGTAATTAATAATTTATTTGAAGGTGTAAATTAATTATGAAAAAATTTAAAGCATTAGTATTCATTCGTCTACGATCACAGGTGGATGACTCTCCTGGTAATGCCGTGAGAGATGCCTGTAAGCGATTGTCTGAGTTGAAAATCAAGAAACTTAGATTGGGTAAGGTCATCGACGTTTGGTTGGAAGCAGAGAGCAGAGAGTATGCTGAGAAGGAACTTGAAATGCTATCTGATAGATTTCTTGCTAATACAGTCATGGAAGACTGGGACTACGAACTAACTGAGATTGAAAGTTTCCCTCCAGGAATAGAATAATGTCACATGAATTCGACCCATGCGAAGCACCTATCGAAGGTGAAGTTGATAAATGGGGATTTACGATTAAACCTACAATTAGTGATACAGAGTGTATTTTAATTTGCCTAAGAAATGCACCTTGCGGAATTGATAAAAAACAAGCAGAACGTTTAGTAAAGAAGTTTGAGAATGGAAGGATTTAATGAACCGGGATCAAATAAGAGTTGGATGGATGATGGATTTAAAAAGTATATAACACAATATCAAATAGATAATGTAGTTTCACTTTTAAATGGTAAGTTAGAGTATGCCTCTACTTACGATAACACTGGTAAAATCACTAAAAAAATTATTATTACTTACGATGAAACAAACGAAAAAGTGTCAGGTTAAGTCTAAGTTCTACTATATCTTTTGGGGAACTGCTACAGCATCAGTTTTATTGGGGCAACTATATGTCGGAACTGGATATAGGGTAATGGCAGAAAGCACACTGAGTTTTCAAGATTACCTTACAGAACTTTTAGTTACTGCTGATACTTTCTGATGGAACTACTAAAAATTGATAAAAGTAAAATGGTGGAGGAGAAAGTCAAAACTACTCCCCAGAATGTAAATGAAGCAAATGAAGCACTTTTTCGTGCTACAATGAACTTGCCTACTGCCGCAAAACATTGTGGTATGACTCAGAAGGAAATGAAATTGACCTTCTGGGAATTTTTGAAATATCATCCATGTGATTATGAGTATTCCCAAACTACCTGAAGAAAAAGCAATATGGGCTGCAGATCAATTTATAGAATACTATTCTAAATTTAAAAGAATTGATGATTATCTTAGATTTGTAAAGGAAAGTAGAATTAGTAAATCATCTTCTAAGTTATTTGGACCTGAAGATGATATTTTTTCGGATTTTCACATTCATCCAAATGACATGGATTTTAGCATTCATGTTGTGGATACTAGT